TTTAACTGGTGGTTTTGGTGTTGCTAAAGGAATAGGAGCTGGAGTCAGGACAGGTTCACAGTTATTAAGTAGAACTCCTGCTGCAACAAAGGCACTGAAAGCAACCCTTATAACTCCAAGAGAAGGTGTTGTTAGTAGCCTTGATGAAGCTATCAGTGCGGCAACAAAAGAAGAAAACTGGGACCAGGTACTTAGATTGTCAGATGAGAAAAAGAGATTAAGTATGCCTGGGGTAGGTGAGGGTGTGACGGGAATGAACCGTAGGTGGGCAGAGGATGTTTATACTCCTCCCGGTTCAGTTGAAGTCCAACGTCCATTAGGGAGTAGTCATTTATGGAGAGGAGAGGTAATTCCTGAAGGACCATCTCCACGATGGTTAGAGGATGTTAAAGAAGTTCCCGGTGTACTGGGAGCAACGCCTCGCTGGATAGATGAAGTTGCTTATAACACTGGCTTGACCAGACCTGCTGCTCGTGAGCCTCTTGGTTCTACTCCGAGATGGAGAGGAGAAGATGTTCCAGAGCCGGAATCGCCTAACGTACTCTGGCGTGAAGGAGCTGGGCAGGCAGATGAGGTTCCTGTAAGACCAGTAGATGATACTCCAGTGCAGCAATACGATACACAGACAGGAGAGTTGTTGCCTTTTAAGTTACCATTCCGTGAGGAATTAAGAGACACTTCAGGAAGGCTTGTTAACAGATTGTGGGGTCAGCAACCATCTGCAACACAACGAGCGGCAGAAAAGACAGGTGAGGCGGTAGCTGAAACAGGAAGAAAGGCATGGACTGGTACGGGAATCCAACCATCGGATGTGGGTGCAGAGATTTTACCGTTTAGGGAACAGGTAGGCGGTGCGCTCTTACGTGGGTTTGGTAAAGCGGTTGATGCTATATTGGGTGGCCCTGGTTTTAGGATTGAAGATAAGCTTGCAGACAGGGCTGGTGAGATTCAGTATTCATGGGTAGGGCGATTTGGCGATGACAACCAGAAACTTGTAACTCTTGCCTTAAGAGACACTATTAAATCAGCAAGAAAATTCCGTGCATCAGAAATAGAGCAAGCACAGGCAGCGGAAAGGTCAAAGCGTGTAGGTGAAGGTCTTGCTGCTGCTTCAAGAACACGTGGGAGAGAGGAAGCACAGGCAGCTTTTCTGTCAAGGCAGGCAGGGGAAATTCCTGCTTCAAGAATTAATGTTGAGGACTTGCGTGAAGGGCTTGGAGAGGAAGGTATTGAAAGTGTTCTTAATATGGTATCAAGAGCTGGCCCTATTGAAGGAGAGACAGCAGGCAGGCTTAATCCTAATGAACAAATACTTAGGCCGTTTGAAGGAATTAATGCTTACACTGCAATAAAGGAATTGCTTGAACACGGGGTTGTTCCAACCCACAGTGATATGACGTTACTTGAAAGAGTGTTTGGTGATGGGGTTGCTGATGAACTAATAAAAAGCAGAGCAGGCACAATAGGCAGGTCTGGGTTTACTCCACGTGAATTAATTCTTGATGTTATTAATATGCCACGTGCAAACATCTCATCTTTTGATTTGTCGTTCTTATTGAGACAGGGTGGAATGATGTTGCCCGGACAACTTAAAGAAGCAACTGCGGCAGCCGAGATAGCCATAAAAGCTATTGCTCCCGGAGGAGAGGGGGTAGCAAGAGCAACGCAACAGGCAATGATGGAGGCTGATAACGGTAAGTTATGGGACAAGTATGTGGGTAGAGGGGGATTATTTATACATGGTGTGGGTCGTACTGGAAGTTTAGTAGCGAGAGAGGAAGCTTTCCTCTCCTCGTTGGCAAGTAAGGCTTTCCCGTGGGTCAGAGCATCTGAGCGTGGATATGCTACATTCCTGAGTAAGCTGCGGTGGGATGTGTTGGATGACATGGTAAAGAAGTATGAGGCAACGCTTGGGAGAGAGCTTGACGCTAGCAATCTTGATGACTTAGAGATTATTAAGGGAATGTCATCTTACATAAACTCCGCAACGGGTCGAGGTCCAATGTTGGAGAAAGGCGCTGATACTATTAGTGCAATAATGAATGCAATGCTGTTCTCTCCAAGATTGTTTACGTCCAGGCTTGCTGCGCCTGTACAGGCTATCAGGCAGATGACAGGTATACGCCCGATAGCAGGTGGACGGGCAGTTTTTGAAGGGCGTCCAGTTAATGAAGTTATTGCAGAACTTTATCCACGGGCTGTACAGGGAGATGAAGCGGCAAGAAATGCTTACAAGCAGATGAGCCGAACTGTTACAAAGCAGATGGCAGCATGGTTTGGAACAGGTATGACAATTATGGCTCTTGCTAAAGGGGCGCAGGCATCAGGAGTGCCGATTGAAGTAGGTACAGACTGGCGGTCATCTGACTTTGGAAAGGTAAAGATTGGAAAGACCCGTGTTGATATATGGTCTGGATATACCCAGATAGCAAGGGCTATAGGACAACTCAAGGAAGGGGAAAGTAAGTCAGCACAGACAGGACAGGTCAGACCAGTATCTCCAATAGATGTCCTATTTGCTTTTACCAGGTCTAAGTTTGCACCATCAGTAGGAATAGTAAGTGATTACAATGTATTTGGTTTACCCGGTATGGGAGAGAGGTGGGGTAAGGGTACAGGGTTCTTTGGTGAGGATAGAGATATTTTAGAAGATGCGAAAAGGTTACCTGTACGGTTTAGTAACAATATTCCTATGTTGGATGAACAGAGTTTCTGGACACAGTTTATGGGACCGCTTGTGTTGCGTGACCTTGGTGATGCCATAGATGAATACATGCAACCTACATTGCCAAACGAGGTATTAAATAAAGTAGATGAGACAGGCAAGGAACCACCTGGGCTTGTCAGGCAGTGGGCAGAAAACGTAGGGGCTGTTACTGCAGGATTGGGCGTTGGGGCGGCAGCAGCGGCAGGTTTAGGTATTACTACTTATACAACCAGGGATGAAATGGCACAGGAGTTTACTAAGGATTTACCCGGCGGACCTTATAAGTATTTACAGCTACAGCCATTTGAACAGGATATGGTAGATGAAATGGCAGAAGCTCGTGAGGCTGAGTCTGGGGTTACACGTACACAGGGGATAGGGCCAAGGCTTGATGCAAGTGAAGCTAACGAATTACAGCAATATGAAAGTCTTGCCTCTAGAGTTGATGATATGACTGTCAGAGATGTACGTAATGAATACTATGACATTAAGAACAGGTTCCGTATCAGACGTAACCAGATGCTTGAGGATGAGTTTGGAGCGAGGGATGAAGAGGAATTACAGCGGTTGCGTGAGGAAGGGATGGGGCCGGTACGACAACGAGTTGAGGAGTTCTATACCTTACAGCGTAAGGCAGAAGAACGAAAAGGTGATGACCTTAACTATGAAGAATATGAATCAATATTAAATGACTGGGAAACGAGGGTGTCCCAGTCAGGTAGTCCGTTAGATGCAGCGGCAGTAATAATGGTAAGGATGAATGCACATCGTACAGATTTGCCGTCTGCGTTATTACAGAGATTGTCTCCACAGTCACGAACAAGATACAACGCGGCACGGGAGTTAAGGGCGGCTTATAGGCGTGGAGAACTACGAAATGAATTGTACGGACAATAGTGATTGTGTATACTCAAATGGAATGGAGGTAACTTATGGTAACTGAAAGAGCGGATATGCCAGAACAGGGAGATATTCCTGCTGTAGAAACACAGGGTATTACGGACCTGACCCCACAGGGACAGGATTCACCTAATTTTGGTGTAGTGGACGATGCTCCCGTAGAACAAACAGCTACTCCTGTAGCAGATGATAGTGGGACGCAGGTTCCTGTAGAAGGACAGGCTCCGCCTGTTCCAACAGAACAACCTGTGAATCAGGAACAGGCGAAGACAGAGCCGTCTGAACAGATTCCCCCACAGGACTTTACTCAATTAAAAGATGAAGTTAGAAAGCAACAGGAACAGCTACAGTACTACAACCAGTTGGAACAACGTGCCACGATACAGAACCAGGCACAACAGTACCAACAACAGTTACAACAACAGGGTTACTTGCCAGAACAGGCGCAACAAATAGCACAGCAACGGGCTGCCCGTGCTACTGAATCGTTGCAAATGGAACAGCAGGCTGAAAATTACAGAATGTTTCGGGAAGGGCAGAGGAATGCTGCCGTTCACTATGCTAAAGAATATCAGTTGGGAATTGATGACCTTGCGACTCTTGAAAAGTTTAATACTCCACAAGAGATGGAAAAGGAAGCTGCGGATATAGCTAAGTACCGTGGTTTAGCGGCAGAGAATGCACGACTAAAGCAACAACAGGTACCGGCACAGCAGTTAGACAATAACCAACCATCACCATCTGCAACTGGAAACGAAGACCAGTTACTGGATAGGTATATAAATGGTGACCGAAGTCCTGAAGCAGTATCAGCCGCTCAAAGATTATTGAATTTATCATAACTCTAACAGGGGGTTGAGATGGCGCAGACAGCTACAACAGGGAATCTTGAGAATGCACAACGCATTATCATAGCTTCCGCAAGATATACAGAGGAGCATAACGCTCCTGCGTTGGCGCTTATAGAATCATTCACCCTGCCACGGGGAGCCAAACAAGTAACGGTTCCAAAGGTAGGGCAAATGTCTATGAGTGACCTCGTTGATGGTCAAGATATAGTTGACGAGGAAGAGATAGGAATGACCACGGTAGACCTTACGGCATCAGAGGTAGGGGCCAAGGTTATCCTTACTGACAAACTCGTCAGGCAATCAGCACCAAATGTTATGTCCATAGTAGGACGGCAGCTTGGTGATGGTATGGCACGAAAGAAAGATACAGATGTACATGCTTTATATTCTGGTCTGAATGGTGGAACAACACTTGGCGCTGCGGGTG